CTTGTTCCACCCGAGCCCACAAATGAAAATAAAAAGCGAATGAAAGTTCGCATGCTTCGAGGATAGTAAATGTCTGAAGACAACAAATGGTCAAAACCCGCATCTCCGCCGCCTCCTCTCTTTCTTGGAGAGAAGGAACGAAACCTTGTCAAACAAGTCAACGACGAGATTATCGAAAGGGTCATCGGCCAACAGGTCCTTTACTTTCCCATCGATATGTCTCGCACAAACTTCCATCCGGTATATGGCGAGGCCATTGAAAAAACTTTCCTCCATCCAATCAGAGTATATGCTCTTGTCGAGTATGGTGGGGTAGAGACAACATATCTTGAAAACATTGGACTTGATAAAGCAACTAACATCAAGATTAATTTTCACAAGAGAAGATTAATAGAAGATCAAAACCTTTTTGTTCGTGAAGGCGACTTCGTGAGATACGGAGAATTTTATTACGAGATAATTAAATTAAATGAACCAAAGCAATTGTTCGGACAAATTGAACATCGTTTCGAAGTATCGGCAGATTGCATAAGAGCAAGGGACGGATTATTCAATGGCGGTTGAGACAGACGGATATACAATTGAGCCTTCAACATTGGAGAACATTGATGTTGGTTTTTATGAATTTGTTAATGAACAGCTAGATCTTCATGTAACCTCTAATGGGGGCTTCAAAAAGGTGCCTGTTATATGGACTGCCGCAGAACGTGCATTTCAAATCAAAAACGATGTAACCCTTCGTGATTCTTCGGGTAAACTTCGTTTGCCTGCCATAAGTATCAACCGAACATCTGTTGCTAAAGATCCTTCATTTAAGGGCTCTTATCAAGCTAATAATGGTCTTCCATCATCAGGTCCTCGAGGATATAAAAATAATCCTGCTATTGCAGGTCGGAGAATCCTTCAAGTAAAATCTTCTGAATTTATGGAGAATGATTTATCCGAAAAAACATTAGGAAAGAATAACACAGGGCACACATTTACAAAAAAAATTGTTTATGAAGAAGTGTTTCTTCCTATACCGGTATATGTTTCAATTACTTATTCTTTAACAATTAGAACAGAATACCAACAACAAATGAATGATTTGGTCTTACCTTTTATAACCTCGACAGGACAGATCAATTCCTTTGTCTTTGAGAAGAACGGGTATCGCTATGAAGCCTTTATCCAACAAGACTACTCTCAAGACAATAATGTAAACAATCTTGGAGAAGATGAAAGATTCTTTTCTACAAAGATTGATATCAAAGTCCTTGGCTATGTTCATGGGCTTGGAGTCAACGATCCTAAACCACAAGTTGTAACCAAAGAAAATATTGTCGAGGTTAAGCTGGTCGGAGAACGAATAGTTAAAAATATTCCCGACGGCAAGAATTATGTATGATAGGGTTATTGACTATTTAAATAACTATTTAATACGAATAACATTAAATTATAGGAGATACTTTAATGGCTACAAAATTTGATTTTTTGTCTCCCGGTGTAAATATCAGAGAGATTGACCAATCCATACTTCCGGCTCAAGCACAAGAGCCCGGACCTGTTCTTATTGGTCGTGCTCGCAGAGGTCCTGCGATGCAACCAATTTTAATCAACTCATATGAAGACTTTGTTGATGTATTTGGCGCACCGATTCTTGGTTCTGCTGGTATCAATAACGATGCTTGGAGAAATGGTAATTTAGCTGGACCTCAATATGCAGGTCTTGCTGCACAGGCTCACTTAGCCTCAGAAACATCTCCTGTAACTTTTGTTCGCCTTCTTGGAGACGATAATCCTGATAATCCTATTTCAAGCGGAATTAAGCCCGGCTATACGTTAGCTGGTTCACCCGCTCAGTCTGCTGCTTCAAATTCAACAGCATATGGTCTTTTCTTGGTAGATTCTGGTTCTGTAACTGCCGGACCAACAGGATCTTTGGCGGCAGTGTTTTATGTAAACTCTGGCTATATTGCTCTTTCTGGAGCAGTAGCTGGCAGTCCATCAACAATTACCTCATCTGCTGGAACTCTTATTGCATCTCAGGGTGTTTCAAAAGAATTTAAAATTGCAATCTATAATTCAAGCAACAACAAAACAGATGAAATTTCATTCAGTTTTGATTCAAGTGACAACTCAAAATATATCAGAAGCCAGTTTAATACAAATCCAATCTTAACAAACTCTGATCTTGTTGATTCCGAAAGTAGAAAAACATACTGGCTTGGTGAAACTTTTGATCGCTTTGTAGCTGATACACTAACTGGTGGTTCTGCTGCTGGTGACACATATGGTATTCTTCTAGCACTTGAAAATGGCTCTTCGGCTATCAATTGGTCAGACCACGATGAAGGTCACAAGTATGCACAATCAGGCTGGGTTATTGCTCAAGACCAAGGTGCTTCGGCTGATTTTGATCCCGCAAGTTCTAATACAAAGCTTTTCCGTTTTGTTTCTTTACATGGAGGAGACTCTCTCCAGAAAGAGACTATGATTGGTATTTCAAATATCACTCTTCCAATTGATTCTGCTGTTGATGCTTTTGCTACTTTCAATGTTGAAATTTTAGATTTAGCTGGTAATGTTTTGGAAGAGCATAGAGGAGTTAACCTTAATCCTCAATCTTCAGAATACATTGTTGCTCGTATGGGTGATACCAAATTTAACTGGTCAGAGTCTGAGCGTCGTTACCAAACTGATGGTACCGAGCCAAACATTTCAAATTTCTTTAGAGTTGAGGTAAGCAATACCGTTCGTGATGGAGCTGCTCAAGGTCTTGCCCCATTTGGTTTCCTCGGCCCTGTCCGTCCAAAAGGGTTCTCTCTTGCTTTCAATTCTAAAGGTGCAAATGTTTTCGGAGATGTTATTAACAGCGGAACCAAGGCAACGAATGTTATTGCAGATCCCAGTAGTCCGGTTGCACACAATCAAACAATTATTATTTCAGTTGGTGGATCAACAGTTTTGACAATCACAACGCATACCGGCACAACATACACAGCAACTCCTACATTAGCTGGAGCAACTCACACCCTTGGCTTAGATGGCGCCGGTGGTGCTTCAGATGTATATGCTGCACTAGCACATCTTATTAATCAACTTGATGATGTTTCCGCTGCCGCAGATGGGGGCACATCTGTTACAATCACTGCTGATCGGGCCGCACAGTCAGTTTACGATATTGTCGTGGCTGGTACTTACATTGTTGGTGGGCATGCTAGCAGTACGCCAACTAGTGGTGCAGACTCAGATGATTTTGCTGGTGCTTTTGTTAAAGCAAATGCTAATATTCCTGCTCACGGCGGTGATGGAAATGTTTTTGCAAACCTCCCAACAGACTATACTGCTTCTTTCCGTTTTCCAAAGATGGCTCTCCGTGGTGGTGGTTCGGAAGGAAATCCTGTTGACGAGTTTGAAGTATACTACGGAATTCGTCCACGACTTTCTGCTGCTTCAACACAAGTCGACAATGGCTACTCTGACTATACTTTGAGACTAGCAAAAGGTGTAAACAATTATGAACCCGGTAGTGACTATGAATACTCTTGTGTATTCTCACTCGATGATCTTGTTGTCACCACCGCTACAAGAACCGTAACTTATACCGCTGGATCACGAGCCGCTGGTACATCGTATACTGCATTAAATGGTGCCGCTAATCTGCTTGACCTTGACATCCAACAGTTTCTAATGCCAATCTGGGGTGGCTTTGACGGTCTAGATATCACTGAGAAAGAGCCGTTTAGAAACAAAGATGTTCTCAATAGCTCAACCAATACCTCTGTAACAAATAATGCTCCTCTTTACTCTGTATTCAAAGCAATTGATTCAATTAGAGACAATGAGCAAGTAATTGCAAACACAATTTCTATTCCCGGCGTTTGGGCAGATCGTGTTGCTGATAAACTTATTTCAACTGCCGAGACAAGAAAAGATCTTCTTGCTGTGATTGATGTTGAAGGTGGATATGTTCCTCCAACCGAGCAGTCAACACGAGCAGTTGGTTCTGTTTCGTCAGTAATCTCTGAGGTTAAAAGCAGAAAGTTTAATTCTAGCTATGGATGTGTATTCTACCCATGGGTACAACTTAGTGCAAATACCGGTGTTGAATCTGGTAAGCTTTGGGCTCCACCTTCAGTTGCTGCGATTGGTGCTTTTGCTAAGTCAACTGCTCAATCAGAACTTTGGTTCGCACCTGCTGGATTTAGCCGAGGTGGTCTTAGTCCACTCGGTGGTGCCGGCGGCCCATCTGTTGTCAATGTTGACGGAACTCTTACAGCGAAAGACAGAGACAAGCTATACCAACTAAATGTTAACCCAATCGCTTCATTTCCCGGCGAAGGTATTGTTGTCTTCGGTCAAAAGACACTTCAGGCAACTCCATCTGCTCTTGACAGAATTAATGTCCGCAGATTGCTTATCTTCCTTAAGCACGAACTCTCAAGAATTTCAAGAAGTCTTCTCTTTGAACCAAATGTCAATGCAACATGGAATAAGTTTAAATCTGAAGCAGACACCTTGTTGTCTCAAGTAAAAGCCAATTTTGGTGTAACCGAGTATAAGATTGTTCTTGATGAGACCACAACTACCGCTGACTTGATTGATCGCAACATTCTTTATGCTAAGGTTTATATCAAGCCTACCAGAGCGATTGAATACATTGTTGTTGATCTCGTTGTTACCAATACTGGTGCAGAATTCGTATAACGATATAATTAATATAAATAGGAGATTAATTCAATGACATTTTGGTCCGCTCAATACGATGCAAACACAAAAGACCCAAAAAGAGGGTTTAGGTTTAAGATTACATTTCGAGGGTTAAACGATGGTGAAATCGTTTGGTTCGCTAAAAAAGTTGGAAAACCTTCATTTACAATTACTGAGTCAAAGCACTCATATCTTAATCACAACTTCTACTTTCCGGGTCGTGTTGAATGGGATATGGTTTCAATGACACTTGTTGATCCAGTATCTCCCGGTGCTGTTGCCCAGACCAATGCACTAGTTGTTGCCTCTGGTTATCAGATTCCCGGCAATGCTGCCGACTTGGCTTCAATGTCAAAAGGTAAAGCAACTGCTGCTATTGGCTTTATTATAATTGAGCAAATCGATTCTAATGATGTGATTATTGAAAGATGGGAACTCAAAAATCCATTTATCAAATCTGTTAAATTCAGCGAACTTGCATATGAAAATGACGACCTTTCTGAAATTGAATTGGAGCTTCGTTACGATTGGGCAGTTTGTGAAATCGGTGATACCGTTCCCGGTGCTCAACCACATACAGCCCTAGTCGGCGCAGTCGATCCTAAAGTATTCTATGATAACAACTAATGTCATTCTGGACTTCTCCAAATCTTCATCCTAAAATTAAATCCCGTTTCATTGTTTCATTTGGGACGGGATTTTACCTTCCTAATGTCAAAACTGTAGACAAGCCATCTGTTGAGGTTTCAACAAAAGAATATCGGTTAATGAATCACTTCTTTAATTATCCGGGCCTAGTAAAGTGGCAGCCGATTAAAATAACATTTGTTGACATGAATGGTGCCGGAGGTGAATTTGACACAGCACAAATGCTTTATGAAATGCTAAAGAATTCTGGCTACATTCATCCAACAGAATCAACACATGGATTGGGTAAGAAGCCCAAAGGTAATGCAGCTTCAAGTCCAATATCTAGCCCAGAAAAAGCATCAACAATCGCAAATTCTTTTGGAAATGGATTGTATGAGGAAACAAACTATTCTTCGGATGCTCCAAGTTCAAATATTAGATCAATTAGAATACAACAAATTGATTTTGGAAAAAGCCTTGGCACCGCAAACGATGCCGCAGATTCTGCGGGTTTCCTTATGGGAGATGCCGAAGCCGTTGAAACTTGGGAACTAATAAATCCAATCATAACAAATATATCATGGGGAAGCCTAGATTATGGCTCAGATGATTTAGTTGAGTGTACATTAGATATTAAATATGATTGGGCTGAATTTAGTAATGATCCTAGTGATATAAATAATTCTCCCGTAATATCAAATGCATACCAAAAATTCTCAAAATAACAGTGAGGTGAAAATTGAGTAGAAATAATGAAGACAGATTCGGGCCACGTGGCGATGCTGGTTCCGAAGCTCCCGCAGCATCGCTGCCAAACCCATTAGATTTTATATCGCCAACAGAACATGTCGAGCTACCATCTCAAGGAAAAGGGTACCCTCAAGGCCATCCGCTCCATAATAAAGAAACGATTGAGGTCAAATATATGACTGCAAAAGAGGAGGATATCCTCTCGTCTAGAAACCTTCTTAAGAAAGGTCTTGCAATCGAAAGACTGATTGAATCTGTTATCTGCGACAAAAATGTTCAAGCAAAAGATCTTCTCGTTGGAGACAGGAATGCAATCTTAATCTCCACTCGTCGTTCTGCTTATGGAAATATGTACAACACAAAGGTTACATGCCCTAACTGCTCAACGGTAAGTCCTTACGGATTTGATCTAAACGAAGCCAAAGTTTACTCTGGTGACGATTTTGAAGAACACAATGTTCAAATTACTCCACGAGGACTTTTTAAAGTAACGCTTCCTTTAACTAAGTTTGAAGTCGAGTTTCGTATTCTTCGAGGACATGATGAAATTGAAATGATCAAGTCAATCCAGAAAGCATCTAAAAGTCAACTTAATGATAAAACAGTAACCAAACAATTAAAAAAGTTTATTGTCTCTGTTAATGGTTATGAAGAAAACAATGTGATTGATCATGTTGTTGATAATATGACAGCCGGTGATTCAATGTTTCTAAGAGGTGCTTACAAGAAATGCTCACCAGATGTTAAGATCTCAGATGACTTTGCATGTCCTTCTTGCGGATTTGAGCAAGAATTGGAGGTGCCTTTCGGGGCGGACTTTTTTTGGCCTGACCGATGAGTATATGGAGAACGTTTACGAACAGTTCTTTACACTTAAACATTATGGTTCTTGGTCTTTAATTGAATTGTATAATCTTCCTGTTGGTCTTCGTCAGTGGTGGCTTGACCGAACAATCCAAGAATATGAAAAACAAAACGAAGAACAAAAGAAAGCCATGAATAAATCAAGACGCTAATGCTCCCATGGAGCATTTTTGTTTATGATCTAATTATTGTATGAGGGATTCGCTATGATCGTTATTGATTTAACAAAAAAGAAGCAACTTAATGAAAGTTGGCTAAGAATGATTGGCTCGTGGTCAAAGACCTTGTTGCGTCAAATGTTTGGAAAAGATTTTGCTCTTAATATGACTCTCAAGGAAGATGAACCAAATAGTGATCTAAAGTTCATTGTTCGAGGAGAAGCAGAGGATATTAAAGCATATGCTGATGCTTTGTTTATGGAAAAAGAATATCTTGAGGCTTATGCTCAATTCGGAAAAAATCATCCAATGACAAACAAACAACGAGGTCTTCTTGATAAA